AGAAGGATAGGCTGACTGTGTACCAGAAGGCACTTGCTGAGGGAGTAATGACCCCAGATGAGTTCCACACTCGTACCCTTACTAATCTTCGGGAAGCTATCAACAAGAATCCCGGATTGGAAAGAGAGCTACGTAACGAGGCTGCTCGTGTTCTGGAACTCTCTGGTATTACTGGTGTACTTAAAGTAGACCAAGAGATTGCTCAGAGTAAACAGAAACAAGAAGAAAAGGCTTGGGAAGACATGCAGGAACGAGCAAAGAGAGAGCACATCTATTATGACTCTGCCACTCCTAAGTGGAAGCTTGCTGAGCAGGTACAAGCTGCTGAGGGAGATACTCGTGCCTACAATCTCCAAGTAAGGGAGAAAGAACGGTTTAATATGGCTACAACAGCACAAGCCCTGCAATGGAATGATGAAAAAGGCCCGGCTGTAGTTCGTGGTAGTATAAGCAATAGTGCTAAAATCTTAGTTCAGATGATTGATGAAGAAATGGCAAACGGGCAGACTATGGATGCTAACTCGTACCCTAAGTTTAAGGCACAGGCAGAGGATAGGTTAGATCAGCTACACCAAATCTTTGTTGGCTCTATTCCCGCCAGTATCCGTCAAGACCCTAACTCACAAGAGTTAATTAAGATGCATGCAGACAGTATGGAGAAGCTTAAGGTTCGTCTTTCTACTATGGCCTCTGGTGAAGATATAAAGAAAGTAATTCTCAACGAAGTAGAAATTGCTAAGGGAACACAGGATAGAGATTTGAGGAAGACCTATAACGTATCAGAAATTGGTCTGATGAGTGATATGCTAAGGTATGCTCCAGCCGTGGTTATAGAATCTGCCGATGTTAAGGAGAAGTTCTCGGGAATTGTTAAGAATATTGCTTCTGGTAATTATAAAGCCCCTGCTATGAAAGACTTGGTTCCTAAGAGTGACCAAGACAAGCTTAGTGGTATTGTTGTACAGAGTTCTCTCTCTATAGGAGAGAAGACCGGGGATTGGCAGGGGCTTGGTAAGACTCTAGCGACTATGAATAGTGTTGGGCCTGACATTGGAACCCCTAAACAACGGCTCCAGTTTTTGTTCAACAATCTATCTTCTCTGGCTAAATCAAAGCCACAGCAGATGGATGCAGATACTATTAACCAAGTAGATGTGTCTGTTGGGCAGATGTTGGAGGATACTAACTTTGGTATCAACACTCTGACAGAGACTTCAAAAGGTAAGGATGTGAGTATGGATGTGCTGTCCTCTGGTATGTTGGTCTTCACGGGTAAGGATGCTCCTATGTTCAACAAGGTATATGCTAACAATGTGAACGTAGCATTGCAAGCCTATGCCAATGCTCATAACATGTCCATGAAGGAGGCAGCTAAGGAGTTCTATCCTAAGTACTTCTCTGGTTTGGTAGGAGAATAATAATGGAGTTCTCTGATAACTTTAAACAGTTTGTGAAGAGACCTACGGAGGAGGAAGTAAAGACACCTCCCGGTGGGGTTGTGGATATGCTCAAGGATGGGGCTAGGGAAGTTACTGGTGCTGTGAACAGAGCCAAGAGCTTTATTGGTGTTGGTCTACAGGAAATAACCAGACCTAAGAAGGAAGAAACTACTCCTACACTCAGTAAGCCAAAGACCCCTGATATAGAAGGCCTAATGGAGAGACTAATCCACACAGAATCTAGAGGACAACATAAGACTAAGGAAGGAACCCTAACTGCTTCTCCTGTGGGGGCACAAGGGATTACTCAGGTTATGCCTAAGACAGCTAAGAATCCGGGGTACGGCATCAAGCCAGTCCAGAATGATTCCGAAGAAGAGTTCATTCGTTTTGGTAGAGATTATGTTACTAAGATGATTGATGTGTTTGGGGATGTGGAACAGGGAGTGGCTGCTTACAACGCAGGGCCGGGCAAGATTCATAATGCTCTGTCCAAGGCAGCTAGAACTGGTAGGGACTGGAAAGAGTTTCTTCCCAAAGAGACTCAGGACTACATTAAGAAAGTAGCTCATGAGGAAAGGAAATAAGTATGACTCTAAGAAGTAAGCAAAGTAAGTTTGCTTTGATGGTAGTCCAGCTAATCAATAAAGCTACTGAACTAGGATACGAGGTAACTTTCGGGGATGCTTACCGAGACCCCCGTGTATTTGGTTTGCTAGGGATAAAGAAAGGCTACGGACATGCTTCAAGTTGTCACAAACTACGTCTTGCAATTGACCTGAATCTGTTCAAGGATGGGGTGTTCCTCGGAAGTACTGAGGATCATAAAGTTCTTGGGGAGTGGTGGGAATCTATTGGAGGTACGTGGGGTGGGAGATTTGAAGATGGGAATCATTACTCATTGGAACATGAAGGACACCGCTAATGGAACAGGTAAAGAATGCTACTGATGTTGTTTCTGCAAGCACCATAACGGCAACACTCTTTGGGTGGCTACCAGAGATTTCCGCTCTGTTTGCTTTAATTTATACCCTGATTCGTATCTTTGAATCTAAAACCGTGCAGGACTTGATTGCTAAAATCAAGAAGAAGTAAATGAAGAAGCCCCCAGTGATTAGCTAGGGGCCTTTTCTTTACACTCGTATAATCATTACTGGAACACCAAGCTTCTTAGCATAGTGAATGGCGTGCTGTGTCCCTCCATCTACTCCATCCCAGATTGCCAGTACTTCATCCGCATTACCTACTGATAACTCAAAGGGGAGGAAACCGACGAAATCGAATCCTCTACGTTCACTCCACTTACGGGTGAGTTCACTTACCCCATTACCACCACCACTAAGGATGGTGACTTGCTTCTTAGGGCAACGATCATCAATAAATCCTTGGATAAGAGGGAAGATTACTTCTGCTTTGGCAACAGACTTACTTCCAAGAATAGCAAGCTTCATATTAGTGAACTGTAATCTTTTCGTCTGGGGTAGCTACAATAATCACTTCATCCTCCTCATCCGGCGAATTCTCCGCCTCTGGTGTACTACCATGAATAAGCAGTTGGAAGCCAACACCGGGAACATCATCTGGCCATTCCCATTTAAAGATAATTGGTTGTTCAGCAATGTTGTGTCCTTCGGCTTGAATGTTTCGTACCAATTGCAACAAGTGAGTCTTCATTATTTTCGTCCCTGTGTAAATTTCTGGTTCATTTCGTTTACCACATGTGCTTTTAGCATATCAAGGGTAAAGTGGTCTAGTTCTTCTAAAGTAATCACCATTGAGTAGTGATCCACAAACAACTCATAACTGTCTGGCCCTTCCCAACCGGGGCCTATGTCCCTCTCAGGAAAAGCTTTCTTCAACAGAAAGAGTAACTGTACAAACTTGCTAGTATACCTCAAGCTAACTCCCATTACAGTTCACACTGCCCCGAAACACAAGCCAAGGTTTGTGCTCCTTCTGTGTTGTCGTCTATCTCTACCAACTCTTCCCAATTAATATCAGTTGGCATAGCTGCTACCAATGCCTCATACTCTTCCTTGGTGCTGTCAGTGTATGGTGCTTGCTGATACGTGTGGTCAGAGAAAGGTAAGAACGAGATACCACTCACCTCATCAAAGTGTTCGTAGACCCATGCCCCTACTTCCATCCACTCAGCTTCCTTGACAGAGATAGTAACGCTAGGCTTATGTTCACACCAATGTCTCTGGTAGATAAGCCAAAGCTCAAGTTGTTCCAGAGCAGTCTTGTCAGTACGGCAAACAGCACCTTCTGGAGCTTTCATAGGGAAAGCAAAAACGGCTGTTGACTCCCGTGCATAAACATCATCCTCTACCGGGATTCCCTTGTCTTTGAGGAAGAGGTAGATGGGGTCTTTCTTATCCATTCGTATGCGTCGGACATAATAAGGAGCATGTCTAGCGTGAATGCCACTAGCACTATCCACCAACTGGCTGACTGTACCGGAAGGCTTAACACAAGTGATAGCAGCAGAAGGAGGAATACCAAGCTTTTCAGCAAACTCTTCATTTGTATTCCTTGATAGATCACGAAGTGGTTCCAACCATTCTGCAAGGCCTTGTGTATTAGACATAGAAGCATTATCCATAATACCAGTGAGGCTGACACCCAACAAGCGTTCTTCTTCGGTATTGCGCTTCCACTCTTCCCCAAGGAACTGAAAGTTCGTTAAGGTTGCTTGGATAGTACCGAGAATAGTAGCAAGACGGACTTTACGAGCGAGGTCTTCAAAGGTATCCTCTGCACGTACTACTACCTCCGTTAGGTTACAGAACTGCTTATCACGAAGGATAATCTCAGAGCAGGGGTTACAACCGTAGTTTAGGTTAGCCTCACGACGGCCCCACTTAGCGGCTTGGTTCTGTGCAGCTACCCGGTTAAAGATACCCCGTTCACCAGACTTAGACTTGACAAGAGCCAACCATTCTTCAATGAATGTTTCCATGTCAGGCTTTTCTGTATACGCGATGCTGTTGTTGGAGATACGGCGTTGGGCGTTAGCTTCCCACCATTGTCCCATCTTAGCCTCACGCATACGCCGGTCAGTTAGGTTGCTGAGACTAATCAGAGCAGAGCGACGAACGCCACCGACCACTACAACCTCACCAATCATACAGAATAGATCGTGAACCTCAATCGAGGTCAGCTTACGTCCTTGTGCCTTCTTAAAGGTTTCTACCGTAAAGTCGAAGAGCCTCTTAAGTGGTTCAGGGCCACTAGCACGGCCACCAAAGGTGACCAGCCGGGAGCCAGCAGGACGTACACGGGTAAAATCAAATGTAGGGACATCACCATCGAACAGAGAAGTAATGAGTTTCTTATAGGCCTTTGCCCAACCCAACTTGCTATCTGCTACGACAATAACATCATCTACATAATTAATCTGTTCAGGAACAGTAGGAAGCTTAGCAATCTCCTGTCGTTCACAGGAGAAGCCAACACCCGTACCGTTCATCAAGATATACAAGCACTCACTGAACGCCTTCTTGTGGTTTACCGCCAAGTAAGAGCAGTTGTAAGCAGCAATGTTATCCCGTTCACAGGCTTCTCCAGCACTCATCATCAAGCGCATAGAGGGCATGATTTCAAGCTTTAGGATAGCCTCTTGGAGTTCGTAGGCTGTCTCTATGTCTACCTTTGGGCCGATGTAAGCGATAAGCCTACCCACTGTCTCCTCCCAAGACTCCCTCCGGTTTAACTCTGGAAGGAATCGTGCATAGCGACTCTTATGTATAACTGCTTGATAAGCAGTTGGTAGACTATTCTCCATACTCTTGTACCAGTGTATCAAAGTTATCTTCAATCACGTCAACAAAGCGTTCTACCAAATCCTCCGAAGAGACATTCAGCAGTTCCATCAACGTGATTTCATCCACCTCTTTGAGCTTTTCTTGTAGCTCTGTTAGAGTCATACTCATCGCGTGTTCTCCTCTTCTACTGCTAGGCTTTCCATAGCATAGTCATACCCATCCCAGTTATCAACCCCAGCCATTTCTAGGTGGTCTAGCTTACGCTCTGCCCGTAACAGTCTTTCATACTCCTCTTGGGAGATAGTAATCTCTATGCTCATTTTGCGCCTCCTTTTTTATCGTATGTCCTAGCTCCGACATACCCAAGGTAACCTGCACCAAACAAAGCGTAGAGTTCGTTTGGGATGGCTGCCAACCAATCTTTAAACCCAGTAGAAACAGCGGTAGCGGTCTCTGGGCTAAAGGCACTCAGGAAGCCCATAGGTATACCAAACAGGATGATGATGTAGATTACATACAGGAAGGTAGGGCGGGCCCTTGAGGTTACGGGATCAGCAGAGTTAGCCTCTGCAAGAATAGCACTAAGCTGTACTTTAGTCTCTTCTAGTTGTCCTGATTGCTCTGCTTGAAGGAGCTTAAGTTTTGCTTCATTTTTCTTTTCCTCCGATGGGAACAAGTCCCCAACAGTGTCGATTACTTTGTCTACAAGGGGGAACAATAGTGGGTTCATATTAATAGTCCGTTAAAGTTTTGATTATTATTAAAAAACATAGAAGGATTATCAACCAATGTACTAGCATGGTAATACATCCACACCCATGCCAGTGTATACATCGTACTTACTTGCAATGAGCACAGCCTCTTCTGCGGTCTTACCTGCTTCCATAGCTGCTAGAGCAAAGTCTTTACCACTACCACTTGCAAAGTACCTATCCTCAAAGATAATGGGGATAGGTGTACCTTCGTATAGGTGAACAACCTTGTTGTCTATGATGATAAGATAGGCTAGGATTATACCTTCGTCGTCCTCAATCCCTTCTGGAAAGGAATCAAGGTCACGGCCATTACGAACCCACTCGATAAGCTTGATACCTAGTGATAGTTGTCCGGATACAGCTACTTGCATCCCATCAATTTCATGTAGTTTAGTACACGTCCTCTTGAGATTACCTATAGTAGCTTGCTTATCCGCAGCGATTGTTACGGAGTCATACGCGATGGTAGTTATGTTGCTCTCCTAGGGACACTGTACAGGTTGATTGGTGGAAACCATAGGTCAGGCCACTCAATTTTGGATGTTAACGAAGGTTTGGGTCTTCTCAGACTTACGCCCACGGAACCAGTTGCCACAGCCTGAGCAGAAGAAGCGTTGGTACTTTCCTGCGTGGGTATGGGCGAAACCACGTCGTTGATAATGATTACCTCCACAATTAGGACACACAAGATCATCCGTATGCAGACCATGATTAGGGTGATTCTTAATCCAAGGCCTAACTACGTTGTAGACCTCTTCCAGTAGGATTGTGTCTTGTACGTTGTACTCTTCCATCTTGGCCCAAGCATCTTCATCCCCTCGCATACAACCAACCCACAACTCGAAGGTAGTCTCTTTCTTCTTACCAAGACCAAGTTGCTGTGCAACGTAGTCTAGTTTATTACTAGCAAACTTGAACTGTTTACGAACAGTTAGGTAAAGGTCAACCTGTTTAGCGGGGGATGGTGGGGCAAAGCCATGTGTCAGAAACTCACGATTCAGCACCGGAATATCAAATCTGTTTCCGTTATAGTGAATAATAGCATCTGCTTCATCCATAAGTGTATGGATACCCTCCAGCATATGCTTAGGTAGTGATTTGTTCACACTATCAAAGAAGACTTGCTCTTCACCAAGCCACTTGGCAGAGTAGCAAAGAAGATAGCTGCTGTCTACGATCTGGGAGATAGCTATATTCTGCTTAAAGAGGCCCCATACATAAGCTACGTTTGGGGCAGTTTCGCAATCGAGGCAAAGAATTTTTATGATATTACTCCTTTAAATTTGAACCACTGCTGTAACTTTCGTTTATCTCGGAAATCACACCACTCCATTCCATTCTTGGTTGCCCAGTCCGCATATGTCGTGCTGGAACCTTTTCTTATCTTAACCTGACTGTTCTGGAAGATTAGCCTGATTACTAGGCCGGGGTTGGAATCCCTAACAAAAAGCATCTTCTTCCTATCTGCTGGAGAGAAGAGTCCCTTCGCCTCGTATAACACCCCATTGACTAACCAGTCTGGGGTATAGGTCTTAGTTGTTTCTGGTACTACGTACTTGATTCGCTCTTTCTCATACTCAAAGTTGACCTTTAGAGCAGTAAGGTACTTTGCAATCTCATACTCGAAGTTCGAGCGATACCCTTTGGAGATTGCTTCCTTTCGTGCTTGCCGCTTAGTTACCCGCATAGTGTGCACCGGTACACATAACCGCCCCTGCATGGCTGCCACTGTCCTTAACACAGGCCTTAAGGTCACTATACTCAGTAAACCAGTGTCGGGCAAGGCCTGTTTGCTCAGAAAGCTGGGCTGCTTGTTCTGCAAACATCCCCTTCAACTGCATGAAAGCCTCTTGGGTGATAATGATCTGCTCAGGAAGAGGCTCTGCTATTGCAGAAGCCCCTATCAGTAGAGCAAGTAGGAACCAAGCTTTAGGTATCATACCCACTCCTTAACAAAGGTTCGCTCTGTAAATCGTTCACCCTCTACCCTCCAAATATATAAACAATCACAGTTCATAAAGAAGCGGCTATCATCAGCATAAGCTGCTCGTGCTGTGTTGAACATAGCCCTTTCAGAGGTTAGGGGGTCAATTATTTTCGCGGCTTTAACCTTACCTATCCCAGTTGCTCCGATAACATTATCCGAAGAGTCCCCTATTAGCATCTGTTTATAGAAGTACCTCATTGCTTCTACTTCACTTACTGTAGTAATGGAGGCTTCTCGTACAACAACTCCCTTCCTCAGAATAGGCCAACTGTAATGCTTACCGGGTATTGTTTTCAAATCCTTGTCTATCGAACAGATGATGGTATCTTCTGTCTGATTGATACCAAGGGCATCATCAGCCTCATAGCCATCGGTTACAGAGGCCCCCCACTCGGTAATCAGAAACTCCTTGACAGCCTCCCTATGGATAGGGTCAGGAGCAGTTCTGTTTGCCTTGTAGTAGGGGTTAACTTCATACCGGAAGTTGTTAGCTCCCGATAAGAAAGCCTTATAGCCCACTGCTTCAGTAGCTTCCAGAATATCGCGCATATGGTAATCTGCCCTAAGCAAGGCTACGTCCAGAGGCTCCAGTTCAGCAGACGCAGCTGCCATGAAACAGACAATGTCTGCATCGATCAGAGCTGTTACCATTACCGGATAACCATATCTGCGTCATCCTTCATGGTGAACACAGTACCATCATCGTACTCCTCACCAAAGACGAATGCCTCAAACTGTTGGGCTACTTTGATAACATCCTCTACTGTCTTAAGGGCTTTCACACTCTTGGAGTACTCCAGAGCGGAAGAGATAGAAGACTGACGAACGATGTACACCTGTTTCTTAGCCCTCTCTTCTGGGGTCTCATAGGTACTACGTGGAGTAGGTATGGCCTTGTCCGAGGCTGGGTAGGCAGCAGTTGCAGTAGTAGGGGCGGTAGCACCCCCTGTAGCGGGAGTAACGCTAGTCCACTGCCAGTAATTGTTCTTGTCCTTTTCAGTAACCACATTGAAGGCATCACCAGTCTTGGCTACTTTCAGGATGTTAAATACCGCTTCGTTAGTGAAGGACATAACCTTCTTGCCTTCTGTCTTGCCTTGGTCATTCTTGTAGGCAATATCCAACTTGCCATAGCTACCTTTAGAGGTAGGTACTGTTTCGTGTACTACGTTGATA